AATGTGCTCAATTCCGCCCTTATAATAATAATAAGCAGAGCCATATTTTGCGAACGTAACTGGATTGGAATAATCAACCTGGGGTACAAACTCAGATTGCTTATCTTTTAACTGTTGTAAATTACGCTCTGATTCTACATCCTTGAATGCTTCTTTTTGTGTTTTATCAGATGAATAATTTCTTTCAGTATCCGTAGATTCGAAAAGTTTTTTAATACTCATAGTCTTCTACTCTAAACTTAAATGCATATGGCTGTTCAAGCCACGACCTAAGTGCAGAATTATAAAAAGAGAACTTAAACCCATATGCATAACCCGGCTCTAATAAATCCATATCGAAATCAAAATAATTTCCCGACATGTCATATTCTAAGAGCGTATGCAAATCGCTACCAGTTCCATAGGGGACGGCTTCAAGACCGTCCAACAGTCTATACACTCGATAAGAGGCACTGTGAATAGTTGTGGTTTCTGCTGTCGCTTCGGCAACGGTGAAAATGGTGGGGTTCCAATTTTTGTGCCTAACATATAAATTAAATCGTGTTGTTTCATTGCTTCTATATTTGTTTTTTAAATTAGTAATGTTCAAATAATAAACAGGATTGGTTACAATCGGTGAAGCGTTTATAACAGTGGGCTCAAAAGAACTGGTGTAAAATTGAGTTACATCGGCGCCGGCCGCAGTACTGCCGCTAAACCAAACATCATAAATTCTTTTAAGGGGTGTGTTAGCGCCTGTAATGCCGACCGAGCAAGAATATATACCGGTGGACACATAGCCACCAGTTGCAACTTGGGTACCATCATATAGCTTTAATCTAGAGCCCGATGGTGCAGTGCCAGCAGCGGAACCAGAATATAGGCTTACATAAATCTTTCCGGTGCCAACAACAGGAATGTTGGTTAATTGTCCGCGGACATAATTGTATAAATATAGAGTGTTTAAATTCTCGGACGGTGGTGCTAGCGAGCTACTATAGGTAAAGTCTCCTCTATCGTCTTTTGTTGTAGAGTTCCACCTTGCTTCGATGGCTGGCCGGCTGAAAAAGAATTGTGATCCTCGCGCGAAAAATCTCTTTGTATAATATGACTTTGTGGCGCCATCGACATTATCAATAATACTGCCTGTGTTTTGTCCTGTTGAGCTAGAATAATATGCTTCTTGGCTAGCGGTTAAATGTACGCCCACGCCATAATTGTTAATATCACCAGACATCCATTTCTCCACTAACGGAGTTATATCAACCTCTAGGTGTTCTAAGCCCGTGGAGAATGTTTGGCTAGCGGTAAGAGCGGAAAATGAAGAGCTTATAAGATAGTCGCCACCAACACTGGTCCATGCTGCTGTGTTGGAAGCAGACATCCAGTTTGCACCGGTATTGCCCTTTGTCTTGTCTTCGTAATTCTCTAAATCTAATCCAACACCCTCTTGCCAGGATTGCGAAACTGGAAGAACAACCAATTTAAGATCTCTAGGAACTGTTTTTGAGGTTTGCGCATTATATAATTTAAGATAAAAGCTAACGCTGCCGCTCGCGGGCACGACGCCATTAGTTCTGTCTGTACTAATACTTGAGATGGGAAACTTTACTAAGACTCTTGAAAGCTCTTGTGAGCCTGTATTTTCGCGGGCATAGATAGAATAAACTTCCATTACATCTGCGGCACCGGCATTGGCGCCAGTGGCGCGGGTTTGCAAATTTGGGGGAAATGCGTTTACAATCGTTGTGTCGGCGTCAGCGACATATTTTTTAAGTCCCATTACCTAATTTTTCCTCGAATGTCTGTCTCAGGAAATTTAATTTCAAGTATTGTATTTTTTGGAGCGATCAAATAAGTGCCTTCGGGGGATATGTTTTTGTTAATGTTTATAACTGTTGAGGCATAATTGCCTCCGGATTTATTTGTTAGTTTTACTTTTACAACGTCTAAAACACCTTTTACTTGCTTTAATTCACTATAAATATCACTAATATAGAAGGACTCACCAATAAAGAATGGATTTTTGTATTTAGTCGATAAAGTTTTAATACAAGAATCTAATACGTCAAATTTGTTTGCGCCAACTTGAGGCTTAACTACAAAATCTATTCCTAAATTAATAATATATGGATCTAATATATCAATTGTGTCGTTAATCATCCTATAATGATTAATCCATGTTTTAAGGTTGTTCTTTATTGTTTGATTTGTTTGTGTTAATTTTCCAAACTCATCTTGAGATATAACATACATATTTAAATTTCTTTTTAAAGAATCCGGATCTTTTTGTACAGAGCATCTTTTTAAAGATCCGTATTTTGCTGGCATTCTATATACTAAGTTTTCATAATCTGCTTGGGTGACAGCGCGATTTTGTGTTGGGAAAGTATCGAAAATTCTTCTTTTAATTTCCGTACTTGTTGGATTTGTGACGTCTCCTATAATTGGAGTTTCGTTGCTGATTTCTAAAGAAGTTATAACAGTATTCATTTTTTGCGCGGTCAATGACGAGCGTTCATTAAACTCAAATTTTGCACTAGAAACCTGACTAAGAGCAGCCACTGCAACATTGGAATTGGTAGGGTTGTTGATTCTATAGGTAACTGTAAGAGTTGTGTTAGATGGAACTACCCCAAAACTATCATTTTTGGATAATCTAGATGGATCAAATGTTGTGTCTGTTGTATATGATTTTCCAAAAATATCTAGTGCAACAGACTGGGGATCAGCCACAACGTCGGTTTGGCCCGATTTGCCGCTTCCAAATTGGAGATAAACATTGTTTCGATCTCTTTCAGTAACAAATTTTCTTGATACTAAATAAGGCTTTATTATTGAGGGAACATTATCGTTCTGAAAGTTTGTGTTGGAAATTTCTTTGAAAACAATATCTTGCGACAAATAGTCTACTTCAAAATATTCATTTCCTTGCGAATCGGTAACTGATAGAACCTCCGATATATTACCAGCACTAAGTTTTAGTCTTAAAAATCGTTGATAAGACCCCACATTGATTTGTTCTTGTGAAAAATATCCCGACACTACATTTCCATAAGCTTTAACCGCAAAATGTGTGGGGGCGCCAGTAGAAGTGTCTACTTGTGACACAACAATAGGATTTTGAGGTTGATTAAAGTCTATATTTTCTATTAATACAAAGTTTAAGCCATTTTGCGAAGTAAATCTTGAGCCGCGCTTAAGAATAGGTAGATATCTCGAATCAGGGCCGAGAGCAGTAGGAGAAGCCGGTACCTGAACAAAGAGGCCCACTTGCCCATATGTAGATGCTCGGCCGGTGTCTTTGTACCCCAGAACTCTGCCATGGCGTACAACGTTGCTATATTGATAAGCTGTATCTAAGAAAGACTCATTAACATTGTAATCCAGATAAAGAGATAGCTGATCTCCGACATAGGCTACGGCGTCTAACATTAGACTCCCGAAGGAAGCTTCACTAAAATCTTGAAATGTATCTGGGTAGAATCTTTCCGCTATTTGCATCAGATCTTCCCGAATACTCTGGAAGTCTCTGTGCGTATAGTCTATAGGAAGAATCTTTTTTTGGTCATCTGGCATAAAAAGTCTCCAAATTAAATAGTTAATTCAATTAAATCTTTGGCTCCTATCTCGGGTATTCGATAGGTAATTACTAATCCTAAAGTATTCGTATCAGGACTTGATGTCCGAAAATCAATACTTGTAATAGAAACTACAGGCAAATAGATGCCTACTTGTTCCATTATTTTACTTCTAAGTTGCGCTGGAACATTTTCAGAATACATGGAAAATAAATAATTTTTTACTCCGACACCGAAATTGGGTTCCATAACTCTTTCGCCCGGGCTTGTCAATAAAAGCATTTTAAAATTTTGCTTAATCATTCTTTTGAAGCTTTTATTCATTGTAAAGCCGTCTGCAGAATTATATGTGAGGGGGAGGTGTACACTTAAAGAGGCCATGTTCTTGTTCCTTTGTTACAGTAAATATCAATTAATCCTTTTTCTTGCACAACGCACCTTCTGCATTATAGGGATTTATGCGAAATTTTCGTTTTTTCCACCATGGAACAAGCTTAATTCCAGGTTTGGGCCCAAAAGAAGCTCTTAAGTTTCTTACAAAAAGACCAGAAACTTTGCCGTCGCGGTCTCGATCTCCCGGTCTCCACTTTCTAGAATTGTAATAATCCTTAAACATTCTCTTTATGCGTCTTTTAGATTGTCGTAATAATTCTTTATCCCAGCTATCCCACTCATTAACAAATAGGCCGCCGACGCGTCCAGGTTGTCGTTCCTTATAGCTTGCCCAGCCGTACTTTGAATCACTCGTATCGACACTCGCAACGCCATCTGTGATGTTGATTTTCACTTTCATTCCAGGTTTATCGGTAAAGCTTGAATCTCTGCCTTCAGAAACTCCATATGGAACCGTTATTTCTCCAATTGAAGGCAAGAAAGCGAGATCATTATAAATTGCTAGAAACGCAGATGATTTATTTAAAGCAAAGATATAATCTACTGCTATCTGAAAAATGTTATCTTTTTTGAGGTTTTCAATTAAACACAACAATAACTTACTACTTTCTTCAAGTGGTGCCATATCGGCAATGGTCGTATCTAAGGCATCAATTTCTACAGTTGTAAGGGGCGCTTTCTGCCCATTGACCACAACAGAAAACTCTAAACCGTAGCGTACTTCTAATTGCCCTTCTAATCCAACTACGGCGCCGGCTGGGTTAATTACCTGCTTTAGCGTACCGCCATACCAATCGGAAATATTATCTCCGGGTGGGTTTGTTTTAATTTGGTCAATTGCGGATGTGGTGGGCTTTTTGGTGCCCTTAATACTAATATATTTTTCGATAATGAACGGCTTGCTCGAACTAACTGTGGCCGTTCCATATTCAGATATGTCGCCTAAATCATTGCCCGTTATTGCGGAAATTATTTTTGTTTTTGTTGCAAATAGTTTTAAAACAGAGTGTTCATCATCAATATGTTCTTCGCCTACCATATATACAGGATTGCCATCATCATCTTCATGTACGTGATAATAGCCTATATAAGGATCACCCTTCTTTAAATCGTCTTCGCCACGCACTTCATGTACCGCAAATGTATTTCCAGTTGTATATTCTCCGGTGGCGCCGATTTCCATACCGTCGCCCGTACCCACTTCCATATAATCGCCAGATAGATCCAAACTAGAGGCGCCAGAAGTATGTTGTGATAACATATAATAAATCAAATCATTATATTCTGGAACCATTCCAATCGATTTTAGGTTGGCGACAATCTTTTCGCCTACGTAGTCTAATTGTTTTTTCATCAGTTCGTTTAAAATTAATTTTGCATCTTCTTCAGAAGCTTGAACTGCTTCTAAATTATTTTCCATTCTATACTTTTTTAAAAACTTTAGGCGGCTGACTTCGCGTGCTGTTTTAGCATCCCGCAGATCGTCTCTATAAGGATATTGATAGGCCTCTTGCACCTTGCCAAGTCTCTCTAAAGCATCCCATATATATTGAGGAGGTTCAATTTCGCCCTCATCTACAAGTCGACTATATAATTGCACACCCTGCTCTAAAAATCCATACCAAAATTCACTATCTTTAAAGGGACTTAAGGCTGCGAGACCCGTAGAAGGCTCTTTAAAGTCTTCTTCCATGTTCTCAATAATATATTGAGAGAATATAGCGCTATAATTCTCTGCGGATGGCTTAAGCCACGTAAAAGTAGCCAGTGACTTTACAAAATGAGTACACGCATAAATTCTCAATGCGGCTATAATAAGGCCCTCTATGCCGGCTTTTGCCGGTCTTGAAAGTATTCTAGAATATGGAATTTCTTGGATGCAATCAGGATCTCCTTTTAGTCTTTCGTCTTCGGGAATCTGTGAATATTTATTCTGGATCACACCGTCAATATCACCAAAATCAACTAGATCGCTAAGTCTTGGGCTACATTGACTCATCTCTGGGAACAGTGCTTCTACTAATGCTACCCAGCCCTGGGTTTTAAGTGGCTTAACATATACAGGCGGACTAAGATACGAGCCTCCAAACTGTCCTGGATTTAAATAAATTACTCTGGCGTCTTCACCATTATCATATTGATCTCGACTCACCCCCATTATTTGATCTTTTCTGCGAATTTTTCTTGTACTGCCTTTTCCATCATCTACTTCTGCTATAGCATATAGAGTGCCAGCAGCCGAAATAACTGCGCCTTGTTCCGTTGTTGTTTCCGATGCCAATACATAATCAAACGCGCTGGGGGTTAAATCATCAAAAACAGCACCATAAGCAAAAGCACCCTCATTATCGGCTATTTGTTGTATCATATCGCTTGTTATTGTGGTTATAGCGCTATCATATGTTGTCTTTATAGAGTCAAGAGAATAAGCTGATCCATTTTTCTTTAGGATCTCTTGCAACAAATAAACAGGCGGTGTATAAGAAACTTTTTCTTCAGAGGTCCTCAAAAAGTTTGGATATTCAGAAAAGTCTAATCTTTCAAAAACATCGTCAATAGCTAAAAATTCATATTTTTGTTCTTCTAAAACCGCATCTCCATCAGAAGAAACTCCATACTTTCTCAACTCGTCCCTGGTCAGGAGGGCTTCAATATCTGGATCTATTTCTTTAACTGCTAAATTAAATTTATCCGTGATAACAATTCTAGCATTCCCGTCTAAACGATTCGCAGGAATTTCGTCTTCGCCTACTTTTAAAGCATTTAAATCATGCAAATCATTTGTATACATCCCTATCTCAAAACCATATCCCCACGTATTCTCCTCCGCTAGCGGGAAGCCATCCGAATCTGTCGAAGTAATAATTGTTCGTCCTGCATATAAATCTTGAAATGATAGCGACATGTCTGCTTTTTCTTTTCTGCCCAATTCAACAAAAACCACTTTTTCGGCGTTTGTTTTAACTTGGGGCACAATATTATAACCAAGTTCTGGTATCTCTGTTAAATTAACATCTGGTGGGCCAAACCACGTATCAAATCCAAGATCTTCAAAAGATTTTGTAACTGATTTGTCAGTGGGGAGATATGAGTTGTTTGAATCAAAAGATATAGTCGCGTCTTCCATTTGATTTTTCATATGTCTGGCCACAAATTTTGGGAACTGGCCAACCTGTTTCCAAACGGCCGCTTGCTTGGGATAATCCGCCTTCTGCCACCACTTTTCGCCCTCGACATCCGTTACAAAATCCACATATCGTCGTTGAAAAAATGATTTTCGTGTGTGTGCTGTGTATGGGTTGCCTTGTGTGTCTGAAAGAATCATATTAATAAGGCCCCATCGACTTTCAAATGGACCATTACCGAGCATATCTTCAGAAAAATTAATCTTTAATTGCTCTAGTCCATTGCTAAGAGTCTGGGTAGCTGTGTTGGTTGCTTCTTCGGGCTCAAACGGAAATATGCCATTGTCGCATCCGGGATCAGAAACCATTGGTGGAAGTGCAGCCTCTCCAAAAGGATCATTTTGTAGTATATTAGCTATATCTTCCAAATCATCTTGTAAGTCTTCTCTTAAATCCTCACACATTTGAAGCGCTTGTTCCGGGGAGGCGCGGCCTTCCAGCAAGCCAGCCCTTAATTCACAAAAATTTTCAAATGCATCAGGAGCAGCACACAAGGAGGGGTTTGCCGGCACCAATTCGTTTTCGGATAATGCATCCGCGAAATCTCGCATGTTATCTTTTACCTCTACTGGAAACAAGTTGCCCGTATCTTTAAAAAAGGAACAAATTGAATTCTTGTTGCTTAAGCCTTCACGAAAATCGGGATATTCAAACTCAATTAAACTATCAACAATAGAGAGAAAATCATTAGAACAATTTCCTTGAAATGCTTCTATTAGCTCTCGCGGCGTTACAGCACAAGAAAGATCTTCAGTGAATTTAATTACTTGATCTTGATTTGCAAAAGCGGCTGCTCCAACTCCAAGATTTGCAAAAAGAGATGTAATCGTCTGATCTACTGAAGCTGCCTCCGCGTTCGGACCACAAATTGAATCTTGAATCATATCCTTAAAGGCTGATTCGCATGCTTGTCCCAGCGCGTCGGGAGACGGGGGGAGAGAGTCACCCAAGTCGCCGCCGCGGCCCAATATATCGCACAGCGAACCTCCTAATATTGAACAAATTTTTACCATAAGTTTTATGATTATCCTTATTATGGCCTGCTGAATGGCTTGGCGAGCGGCCAAGAATAAAAGACCCGTCCAATCCATCACTTTAGGAATCCACCCAAATGGATTTTGAATCTGCGGCACCGAAATATCAAAAATATTGTCGCAGAAAGGCAATTCTAAGTCTTTAACAGCGTCTGTCACACTTGGATCAAAAATAGGGGGTCTTGGACAATCCATTAAAGCAATAAAGCTAGCAATAAGTTGGGCGCCTGGATACTTGTTTAGCATATCGAGTAATCCAAAATAATCATCAGCATATACTTCTATTAATGCGAGAACATATGCTTGAAATACAACATTAGGACTTAATTGACGACTAGGATCGGAAAGATCGAGTTGTTGCGCCAAAGTTTTTCTACTTCTTTCAGAGGAGCCTTGTAATTCTTTATACGTCATCCCTACCATGCCTGCTGTCTTGGTGGCGCGCTGTTCTTCGATATTTTCTGGCTGGTCCCAGGGTTTTATTACATTTATTTTGCCCGCAATCGTATCTGAAATTTCTTGATTTTGACTGTCATCTTTAAACAAATCGCCACTAGCAAGCTTTTTCTTAACTAGCGCATCTAATTCAGCTTGCTTGTCGGCCGGGAGACCAATAAAGAGATCTCCAAAGTTTTCAATCGACATAGCCCCTAAAGCAGCTTTAAGAATACGAGAAAGTGATTCTTCTAATGTTAAGCCTTTCATTAAACATCCGATACAATCCATTAAAAGTTCATAAAGACCGCACAATTTTAGTCTATCGAGACCTTTTGAAAAGAGTTCATCAACCATCTGCTGCGACATACCCGACTTGCTCGCCAAGGCGCCTCCTAAAAGAAGCACGCATAATTCAACAAAAGGATCATCGCCCCCTTCCATTTGTTTAAAAGCCTGCTCTTGTGCAAACACAAGAATATTTTTAGTTGATTTTGATTCAGGATCATAGACAAGCCCTAATTTTTTCCATTCTTCTTGTGCTTCTTCAAGAGATTTTTTACACATATTTTTGTGAAACTGATAAGCAATTGCATCTTTAAGTCCAAAAATGGGATCTAAAATATCTTGGCCTAGTTGTTTACCTTCTTCGGCAAGGTTTTTTGCAATACAATCGGCGGCAGTTTCCTTAATTCCGTAATTAATTTCTTCCACAACTTCGGGATAGGTATATTTTTTAACAAAATCAATCCATGGTTCTGGTGTTCTCGCATCTAAGGCTGCATGCATTTCATGCAAATTAGCAAAATAGGCCATGGCCGTTGAGTCTTTAAAAGATTCTTTTTTTGTAAGGGAGGTTAATTTATCTCCCTGGTATATTGCTGGGACTTCTCCGCAGTTTTCAGTCCAGACTGTGAGCTTTTTAACCTTGTATCTTGAACTAAATTTAATATTTATTTTTCTAACTCTGTCCTTAAAAAGGCCGGCTTGGCCAGCACCAACGATATTAAGCCCTTTAGAGTTTAAAAAGCTGTCTAAATCGCTTAAAATAATACCCATAGTGCCGGTACGCTTTCCATAATTACTAAACTGATCAGTTGTAAAAACTTTTCTTGAGTTTGCAAAAACTAAATTACCGCCTTCAATTGCTTGGTATACTTTATAATACATGCCATAAAGT